ATGTTATAAAAGAATATTATGGATATTCAACCGATAAAGCTAAACAGGTACTTATATTATTCTCTGATGATGTGATTAATAAATTGAAAATGGAGTTATATAAAGGTGGAATTACAAGAAAATAAGGAAGTTACAGACTGGACAATTGATTCTATGTTAGAAGTAGCTTTAAATGAACCAGATGATTTTTTAAAAATCAAAGAAACTTTGACTAGAATTGGTATAGCATCCAAGAGAGATAGAAAATTATATCAATCATGTCATATATTACATAAACAAGGACGTTATTTCATTGTTCATTTTAAAGAATTGTTTCTGCTGGATTCAAAACCAGCTTCTTTATCTGAAAATGATATGCACCGTAGAAATACTATTTCTATTCTACTCTCGGATTGGGGATTATTAGAATTGGTAAAACCCATTGAAAAGAGCTGTATGGCACCCTTGAAACAAATAAAAATAATTTCACACCGTGAGAAATCAGAGTGGGAATTATGTCCAAAATATAACATTGGTAATGTCGGTAACCATTAATAACTAAATACAGTGATGTGATGATTATGAAAAAATTATTTATTATATTATTAGTGGCCACAATGATTAGTGGCTGTGCAACCAGACATAGGTCTTACTCATATGATATTAGAGTAAGACCTATGACCAATTCTCAAGTCTCCGTTGACAGGAATTGGAATCGATATTTATACAATCAAAGAATGAAAAGACGTTTCAGATATTCTAATAATTTAACCCGAGACTTATTCGGAAATAGAGTAATCCTAAATCGAATCAACATTTTTAAATATTATAAATAATCTTGCAAGATGCGGATAGTCCGATCTTGTATTATTTTAAACCTTGCTTAAATATAAAAGGAGGTCATTTATGACTAAACTAGATTTATCACCATTTTTCCCCTCAGCTCATTATGTTGGAGTAGATCGTATGATGAACGATTTACATATGGTTCAACGTAATGCCGAAACCCATTATCCACCCCACAATATTATTCAAGTATCTGATACTGAATATATTATAGAGCTGGCTTGTGCTGGGTTCTCAAAAAATCAAATGAATATCACCGTTGAGGAACGTAATTTAGTTATTACAGGATCGATTGAAAATAAAACTGACGCTGGTAAATTTCTACATAAGGGAATATCAACTAAGAAATTTCGCAGACTTTTTAAGTTAGCTGAATTTGTAGTGGTTGATTCTGCAGACGTGGTCGATGGAGTATTATCCGTATCATTAAAGGTTGAAGTTCCAGAAGAAAAGAAACCGAAGGTTATTCCTATCGGTTCAAATTATAATAATAGCAACTCAAGTGAAAAGAAATTCCTTACAGAATAACTAGTAACTGAGATCGTTATGTACAGAGAGGAGAGGGTAATAATTACCCTCTCTTATTTTAAAATCATGGAGACAATATGGAAAATAGCGAAGAAATAAAATTGATTCGATTAGTATCAAATGAAGAAATAATGTCCTACACAACTGTTTATGAGGATACAGTTGTTATAAACAAACCTATGGTGCTTGTGCCAACTGAAACTGGTGTGGGATTAATGCAAATGATGCCCTACACAAATATTGGTGAAGTAGCTACCACAATCAAGAAAGATAAAATAGTATTTATTACTACTCCTGTAGCTACTTTAATTAAAAAATATGAAAGTGTCGTAAATAAAACTCCTGAAATAATTGTGCCAGACTCTAAAATAGTTATGAATTAATATTTACAATAACTGATATATATGTTATAATATAGTATTATGTAACTGATAATTATGGGGGGTCATGTGGAGTTTTATACAAATGTGTTTTTATCTTCGGGTAAAATCTATTACACTGGATATGAAGATAATAGAAAAATTCGTAGAACCGTAGACTTTAAACCCACGCTATATGAGGAAGATCCTAATCTTCCTAATCCAACACATCGAAGTTTGTATAAAAATATACCTCTTCGTCCATTAAAGTTCGCTTCAATACCAGAGGCTTCCAATCACTCCAAAATATACAGTTCTGTATCTGGAAAGGAAGTCCATGGTAATACCGATTATGTATCACAATTTATTAATGAGAAATATCCTGGAGATATTAAATTTGATAGAGATAGAATAAATGTAGTATCTCTTGATATTGAAACTCATGTTGGTCAGGGATTTCCAGAACCAAGAGAAGCTGCACAAGAAGTCACAGCAATTACTGTTCGTTCTTCCATTGATAAGGTATATTATGTTTGGGGTTTGAATGGTGAATATGATTCTAAGGACACAGAACTTGGCCTTGAACCTTCCAATATAATTTATGAGAATTGTAGTTCAGAAAGAGAGCTTCTAAATAAATTCCTTTTTCATATCCAAAATATTCAACCAGATATATTTACTGGATGGAATATAACATATTTTGATTTACCTTATCTATATAATAGGATATATAAAACCATTGGTGCTACTGGAGCAAAAAGACTTTCTCCATGGAACAAGGTAGTAGTCAAAGAGGATGATAAATCTATATATGGTGCCCGACAAACTGTACAGATAAAGGGTATCACCAATTTTGATTATTTAGAATTATTCAAGAAATTTGGTCATGGATATGGCACTCAAGAATCATATTCGTTGAATCATATTGCACATGTTGTTTTAGGCAAAGAGAAATTGGATTATACTGAATTCTCCTCGTTAAATGAGCTCAGAGAAAAGGATCATCAAAAATTTATTGATTATAATATCAAAGATGTTTTATTAATAGATGAGTTAGATGACAAGTTAGATTTAATCACACTGGGTGTTACTATGGCATACCGTGGTGGTGTTGATTATATTAAAGTATTTGGTACTGTAGGAATATGGGATTCAATTATATATCGTGAACTTGATAATATAGGAATAGTTGTTCCTCCAATGAAGATTAAAACGGATGAAAAGATTTCATTCCCCGGTGGCTATGTTAAAGATCCTCATATTGGTATGCATGAATGGGTATGCTCATTTGATTTAAATTCTCTATATCCATCAATCATTATGCAGTATAACATGAGTCCTGAAACCAAACTAACTGGTGAAAATTCTTTAGTTACTGTGGATGCAGTGGTAAATGAAAAGATTAAAAATCATGACACCGCTGTTTCTTTATCTTGTAATGGTGTAAAATTTGATACTACCAAACCCGGTGTGTTTCCTCAACTTATCTCCAAAATGTATGAGGAAAGGATTACTATTAAAGCTAATATGCTTAAGTATCAACAAGAACTTGAAAATGATCCGGGTAATAGGAAAATACAATCGGATATAGAGATATCTAAAAATAATCAAATGGCTATCAAGTTACTGTTAAACTCCTTGTATGGTGCCATGGGAAATCGGTATTTTAGATATTTTGATCTAGATATTGCAAAGTCTGTAACTCTTACAGGACAGGCAACTATCTTATGGGCAGAGCGGGATCTCAATAGATATTTAAATAAAGTCATGAAAAGGGAATCATGTTATTTAACACCGGAAACGATAGAGAAAGATTATATTATTGCTATTGATACTGATTCTTTATATATCAATCTTTCAGAAATTATTGATAAGCTTATATGGCAACCAAATCAGGGTGTGTCTTATAAGATCAATTTTCTAGATAAACTATGTTCTGAAAAATTAGAGAAAGTCTTAGAGACTTCTTATGATAATTTATATAAAAGATTAGGAGGTGTGTGTAATAAAATGATAATGAAACGTGAAGCAATTGCAGATCGTGGAATATGGACAGCAAAGAAGAGGTATATTTTAAATGTCCATAATAATGAGGGTGTTCAGTATAAAACCCCCAAATTAAAAATTATGGGTATTGAAGCTATAAAATCTTCTACACCTCAAATTGTTAGAGAAAAGTTTAAAGAATCATTTAAAATTATAATGGCCGGGGATGAAAGTTCCACACAAAAGTTTATATCAAATTTTCGTGAGGATTTTGAAAAATTAGGATCAGAGCATATATCCTTTCCCAGAGGAGTTACCAACGTTACTGATTGGGCAGAGAATGGAAGAATATATAAGAAGGGATCTCCTATTCATGTAAGGGGTTCATTATTATATAATAAACTTCTGAAAGATTTAAAACTAGAAAATAAATATGAGAAAATTGGAAATGGAGACAAAATAAAATTTATATATCTCAAGATGCCTAACACACTAAGAGAAAATGTTATATCGTTTCCCACATCTATTCCCAAAGAATTTGAATTAGAACAATATATAGATTATGATAAACAATTTAATAAGACATTCGTTGATCCACTTAAGCTTATTCTGGATGCAATATCTTGGAATATAGAAGAAACTAATGACCTAGGAGATTTTTTCACATGAAAAAACAATTTGCTGCCCCAGATATTTTTGGAGTTAAGAGTAACCATACAAATTTTTCCAGAGTATCAGACTTTATGCTGGCCTTTGGCCAATATGTTCGGACCAAACCTAAATTAGATGATTCGGTATCTGATTTAAGATTTGAACTTATTGATGAAGAGGTCAAAGAACTTCGTGAAGCTATTGATAACCAAGATTTGATTGAAGTTGCAGATGCACTAACCGATATTCTATATGTTGTTTATGGAGCAGGACATGCATATGGTATAGATTTGAATGAATGTTTTGAGGAAGTACATCGCTCCAATATGTCAAAACTAGGTGAAGATGGTCATCCTATATATCGTGAAGATGGAAAGGTATTGAAAGGTCCTAATTATTTTAAACCAGATTTAAAAAAGATATTATATCAGCATGACGATTAAATTTACAATTTTCAAATCTATATATGATAATAGAACTCATAATCAGGTTGAAGTGGAGGACTTCAACCAATTTGAGGAATCATTGTATGCATTATCGGATATATCCAGAGAAGGGAAATTCGCTGTAGATTTGATATCACCTGCCACATATAAGGAAGCTACTACCAGATGTAATGATGGTGTAGCTTCATGGGGAGGATGGTGTGCAGTAGATGTTGATGACTTTTTGGCTGAACATAATTTACAGAATCAATTGCATAAAAAATTTGGTAAATGGTATTATGTTTGTTATTCTACTGCATCATCTACCAAGGAGAACCCCAAATTTCGATTGGTTTTTCCCCTAACTGGTCCTGTTGAAGCACAAAGAATAAAACATTTTTGGTATGCACTACAGTCTATGTTGGGAAATCTTGGAGATGCTCAAACAAAAGACTTGTCGAGAATGTATTATCTTCCCGGCAAATATGAAGGTGCGTATAATTTCATATTTACTAACCATGGTGATATTATTAATCCCCATAAACTAATGAGTGATTATAATTATTGGCCTCCTAGGAAGTCTGCAACAAATTTCTTTGATCGTCTTCCCGGAGAAATGCAAAACCAGATCATAGAACATCGTAAAACTAATATGAAAACCAGTAAGGATATATCTTGGAATAATTATAGGGATTGCCCATTCTTTCCTAAGAAGCTTGGAGTGGAATATAGGGCAATTACTAATACCGGTTGGTATTCAAAAATGTATTCTATTATGGTATCTATTGCAGGAAATGCAATCAAGAATGATTATCCTATAACATCAGAGGAAATAAGTGAATTATGTATACAGTTAGATAAAGATACAGGAAACTGGTATAAGAATAGACCTATGATAAAGGAAGCGGATAGGGCTTTAGAATATGTATGGAAAAATAGTTGACTTGACATTATTCAACATTATTGTTATAATGACAAGTATGAATAGACATAATATGAGGAAGAATTATAATGAACATGATAACAAAACTTAAAAAGAATTCTAGGCTCGGGCATACTGAAATATTATCAGAATCTAAATTTTTCACGGAAAGTGATATGATTTCCACAGATATTCCAATGATTAATGTGGCATTATCTGGCTCTATAGATGGTGGCATCAGTCCTGGATTGACTGTTCTTGCTGGTCCTTCTAAGCATTTTAAAACATCATTTGCATTGGTGATGGCAGCTGCATATCTAAAAGAATATGATGATGCTGTTTTATTATTTTATGATTCTGAGTTTGGTTCTCCTGATCGATATTTCAAGTCATTTAATATTGATACTTCTAGAGTGCTTCATACACCTGTTACTAATGTTGAAGAATTAAAATTTGATTTAGTTAATCAACTAGATGAGATAGAAAGAAATGATAAAGTAATTGTAGTTATTGATTCTATTGGTAATTTGGCATCAAAGAAAGAAATGGATGATGCCATTAATGAAAAATCTGTTGCCGATATGAGTAGAGCAAAAGCATTGAAAGGATTATTTCGAATGGTAACACCGTATCTTGCCATGAAAAATATATCATTATTGGCTGTGAATCATACCTACGAAACTCAAGAAATGTA